CACAAAAGAAAAACTGACCTTTTACGTCACCTTTATGGTGAGCATTACATTGTGCATCTCAGTTTTGGCCATGGTCATAGCCTTTCTCCTCGGTTTGTGGGCCAAAGAAGTGGACAACGGGGAAATCTTCAAAATGATCAGTCCAGCATTTTCAACGCTGATCGGAGGCATGATCGGGTTTCTAAGCGGGATCAAACTTAACCAGGCAGAAGATGAAAAACCAAAGGGGAAATAAATGATGCTAGGACTAGACGCACTAATGCAAGTGGGCAGCAAGCTCATTGACAAACTCATTCCAGACCCAGAGGCCAAAGCCAAGGCCCAGTTTGAACTGTCCAAGATGGTTCAAGATGGTGAGCTGGCCAAGATGGCCAACGAGACCAAACTGTTTGAGGTGGAGCAAGAAAATGTGACCAGGCGCGCCGAGGCTGACATGGCCAGTGACTCCTGGCTATCCAAAAACATTCGGCCCATGACTTTGGTGTTTCTTTTGGTTGCCTATTCTGGCTTTGCTATTGCCTCAATCTTTGATCTTGAGACCCGTGGTGCTTATGTTGAATTACTGGGCCAGTGGGGGATGTTAGTCATGTCGTTTTATTTTGGTGGCCGCACTATGGAAAAGATTGCTGACAGGGTGAAAAAATGAAAGAGAACTTTGAGGCTTGTCTGAAATCTGTCTTGCACCATGAGGGCGGCTATGTCAACCACCCAAGTGATCCAGGCGGCATGACCAATCTTGGCGTGACCAAACGGGTCTGGGAAGAGTGGGTGGGCCATGAGGTGGATGAGAAGACCATGCGAGGTCTCACTCCAGAGATTGTTGGCCCCATGTACAAAGCCAAATACTGGGACAAGGTCAAGGGCGATGATCTGCCTGCCGGTGTTGATTATTGCGTCTTTGATGCTGCAATTAACTCTGGCCCAGGCAGGGCTGCCAAGTGGCTGCAAGCGGCTGTGGGTGTTGATCCTGATGGTGGCATTGGTCCCAAGACCTTGCAGGCCGTGAATGCCATGGATGCCGATGCACTGGTCAGTGCCTACAATGACAGGCGCTTGTCTTTTTTGCACGATCTGCCGACTTGGGACACTTTCGGCAAAGGCTGGAGCAGACGGGTGGCCGAAGTCAAGGCCGTTGGTTTAGACATGGCATAAGATGGCAAAATTGACCTATGGCCAGCCAAACCCAACAACTTGAAAATCCCACTCCACCAGGACTCGGTTATCCGACCAAGGTCTATGAGCGCAGGCATTTCAACGAAAACAATGGTGCATTGACTGTTTACTTCAAGAAACTGTCATTTGTGCTGGGGTCTCTGTTTGGACCAAGGGGTGGCCGGTTTATGAATGCACCACTTGGTGCATTTCAAAGCACTGTGGACCAAACGGCAGCAGCGGCCAACACGGCCTATGCCATGACACTGAATACTGTCGATTACGCCAATGGCGTGACTATCGCAAGCAATTCAAGGATCACAGTGGCTGACGCTGGCATTTGGAATTTGCAGTGGTCTGGCCAGTTTGAAAACACAGACTCTCAGGACCATGATGTCAGGGTCTGGCTCAAGATCAATGGCACTGTGGTCACTGGCTCAACTGGATTCTTTGCAGTGCCAAGCAAGCATGGCTCTGTCAATGGCCATGCTCTGGTCGGCTGGAATTACTTTTTTAGCTTAAATGCAACAAATTATGTGGAGCTTTGGTGGGAGACTGACAGCACTCAGGTGAGTATTCAATCCTATGCTGCATCAGGAAATTACCCCTCAACGGCATCACTTATTGCGACAATGACATTTGTCTCAAACATTACCTAAATACTGCCATGTACATACCTTTAAAGTTACCCCCAGGTGTTTTCCGAAATGGTACTGAATACCAGGCAGCAGGCCGCTGGTATGACGCAAACCTAGTGCGCTGGTATGAGGGGACACTCAGGCCAATCAATGGATGGCGTACCAGGTCAAGCTCACAGATGTCTGGCTCATGCCGAGGCATCATCACTTGGCGCGATAACAGTGGAAACCGATACATTGGCGCTGGAACGCATACCAAGCTCTACGCCATGAATGAGGCTGGGACACTCAAAGACATTACGCCAACGGGCTTCACCAGTGGCTACGCAAGCTCCACAACCCTGACCGGCTATGGATACAGCACCTATGGCACGTTTGCCTATGGTGTGGCGCGGCCTGACACCGGCACACCCATCCCTGCCACTACCTGGTCACTCGATACATGGGGTGAGTATTTAATTGCTTGCTCTAGCACTGATGGCAAGCTCTATGAGTGGCAATTGGGGTTTGCAACGCCTACCAAGGCAGCGGCAATTACCAATGCACCAGTTAACAACAAGGCGGTTTTAGTCACCCAAGAGCGCATTATCTTTGCCCTTGGCGCTGGTGGAAACCCACGCAAGGTGCAGTGGTGCGACCAAGAGAACAATACCCTTTGGACACCGGCAGGCGACAACCTTGCAGGCGACTATGACTTGGCCAGCCCTGGTACATTGATTGCTGGCAAGCGGGTCAAGGGTGTCAATCTACTGTTTACAGATGTGGATGTCCACACGGCCCAGTATGTTGGCGCCCCATTTGTCTATGGCTTTGAGAAAGCTGGTTCTGGCTGCGGTCTCATTTCGGCCCAAGCGGTGGCGGCCATTGATACGGCAGCCATTTGGATGTCACGCGCAGGCTTTTGGATATATGACGGCTATGTCAAGCCACTGCCAAGTGATGTGTCAGATTACATCTTTGACAACATCAACTATGCCCAAGCCTCCAAAATCTATGCGGTCCATGTCAGCAAATTTGGCGAAATCTGGTGGTATTACCCAAGTGCATCGAGTAATGAGAACGACTCTTATGTCACTTTCAACTACCGCGAAAACCACTGGAACATTGGCACATTGGCCAGAACTGCTGGGGTTGATGCCGGTGTTTATACATACCCTCTGATGGTTTCAACCGATGGCTACATCTATGAGCATGAGGTCGGTTTTAACTATGACAGCGCCAGCCTATATGCTGAAAGTGGCCCAGTCCAGCTTGGCAATGGCGACAACATCATGTCGGTGCGTCAGGTCATTCCCGATGAGCAGACTTTGGGTGAGGCTGTGGTTTCATTTAAAACCCGCAATTACCCAACTGGCACTCAATCATCATTTGGACCATACACGGCAGCCAACCCAACTTCAGTGAGGTTTTCTGGGCGCCAAGTCAATATGAGGGTCACTGGCAACACCTTGGCCGACTGGCGTGTCGGGGTGATGAGACTTGATGCCGTGCCAAGTGGCAAGAGATGAGTGACCAAGAACAATTGGACAGGCTACGCCATCATGTGGAGGCTGCCTTAGAATACAGTGGAGGCACACATAATTTTGACGATGTCGCTGAGATGGTCGAGGATCACAGATTGCAGCTGTGGCCAGCCAAAGACTCGGTGGTGTTGACAGAGATCATTGTCTATCCCAGGCTAAAGAATTTGCATTATTTTCTGGCTGGTGGCGACCTAGATGAACTCTCACGGATGAGACCATTGATCGAATCCTGGGGCAAGTCTGTTGGCTGCACCAGGGTGACTTTGGCAGGCCGAAGGGGCTGGTCAGAGACATTTTTGAAAGACGAAGGGTACAAACCAAAATGGGCTGTACTTGCAAAGGAACTTTAGGGGATAAATATGGCTACAAAGACCGAACAATTGCTTGCATATTTGCAGACACCAGGCTTGTCAGATGCGGCAATTGCCAATGAAATAAACCGCATTGGGATTTCAGCACAAGAGGTTTCTGCCTTGACGGGTGTGCCAGTGGATACTGTGCAGCAGCGCATTACAGCTGCAACGCCAGTGACAACGGCCACAAAGCCAACCTTTGCAACGCAAGCGGAGACTGGTCTCTATGACTATCTGCAAACGCCTAATTTGACTGATGCACAAATTGCTGCTGAAGTGAATCGTCTTGGCCTTAATGCCCAGCAAATTTCAAGCATGACGGGTGTGCCAGTTGGCCAAGTGCAGTCAAGACTTGCACCATTTGCTCCCAAGGTGACAACACCAATTGTGACAACTCCAGTAGTGACAACGCCAGTCACCACAAGCAATTACGACATATTTGCCAACTGGCTCAAAACAACGCCAAATTTGACTGACACGCAAATTGCTGCCGAGATGAATCGTCTTGGCATCACAACGGGCCAAGTGGGTCAGATTACTGGAATGCCTGGCACAGACATTGAGAATCGTTTTCGGGCGACCACACCATTTGCTGGTGCAACCCAAGGCTTTGCCCAGAACTTCAATAACTATCAGTCCATTCCAATTGGCGCTCAGTACAACCCATTTGCGGTGGGTGGCACTGGCTCACCCTATGCCCAGATCATGGGCCAGATGAGACCAGTCGGTAATCCTTATCAGAATGTTGTTGGCAACTTGCCAATGGGTGGCTATAACCCTGGTCTATATGACCAGATCGCTGCGGCCAATGCGGTTAAAGCTGCGGCTGCGGCTGCTGGTAATACTGTCGTGGACCTTTCTGGTGGCGGTGGCGATGGTGGTGTAGGTGGTGGCGATGGCGGCACTGGTGGAACTGGTGCAGGCGCTGGAACTGGAAATGCCATGGCCAAAGGCGGTTATGTCCATGGCGGCTTGATGTTTGGCCCAAATCCAAAAGGCCCAGATGATGGCGCTGTCAATCTTGACATTGGCGAATATGTGATCAAGAAGTCTTCAGTCGATAAATATGGCAAGGGACTCTTGGACATGATCAATGAAGGCAAAGTGCCTGCCAAGAAAATGAAGTCTTTACTCGGATAAGGTGGCAATATGTCAAAAGGTGGAACAACAACAAGCACAAGCTCCATTGATCCACAGATCAAGGAAGCATTCTTAGCCAACTTTCAGCAGGCCCAAGGGGTCGCTGGTGCATTGCCTGTCCAGCAGTTTGCTGGGTACAACCCGATGTATCAGGCAGGCGAGGAAGCTCTGGTCAACGCTGGCCTTGCTGGCCCAGGCATCAGTGGCACTGACTTGGCCGCGCAAATGGCCGCGTATGGCGGTGTCTATCAGCCTGGTCAGATCACAGCGCAGCAGACCAATCTAAGCATGGGCCAAGGTCCAGGCTCAATTGGCTCTTACATGAATCCATACACAAGCATGGTGCGTGAAAACGCATTGGGTGATTTGGAATCAGCAAGACGCGCTGCTATTCAGCAGACTGGTGAGCGCGCAAACGCTGCCCGTGCATTTGGTGGATCACGCCAAGGTGTGGCCGAGGCTCTGACTAACCAAGGGTTTGCCAAGCAGGCCGCCACATTAGGCACAACATTAAACGAGCAGGCATTTAATCAGGCAATGGCCGCGCAGCAGGCCGACAT